TACCAATCTAACAGGATATAATTTCCCTACTCTTACAAATATGATAGCTGTTCAAACACCATCTTCTACAATTAAGACAGGACAAGCAGCTTTCTCAACTTTTAATCAAACTAACACAATAGCATTTAGGTTTATATCGCCAAGTGCTGGCGGATCACCTCAAGTTACAAACGGAAGGGTGCATGTTGGCATCACCCAGTTATTTAATGATGCTGGTACGTTGAAATGGGCAAGTGATTTTAATTATGGAAATTTCAGCAATTATGGAAATGATCCACTTGATAATGCTAGAGTTCCAGTTCTATTAAGAAGTACATTAGGTAACCATTCATTTAACGCAACCACTACAGGCGGCACTGGAAATACTAGCGGTGATTTTTATGGATTTCACTTTAACCCAGAATCTATTTCACAAACTCTACATTCACATAGACTGGTTATAGCTCAACCTTTGACTACAAATCTAGGCGGCAGGTCTTTATCGGAGCATCGCCAAAAAGTTCAAAGTGTAAGCATTGGAAGTAAAAGAATTATAAGTTTAGGAGCAAATCAAGTTGGCTCTGATGGTAGCTTTAGATATTTTGGACAAAGAAGATAAAAATATAAAATAATATATGACATGGCAACGATAACTCAAGCTACTTTAAATCTATATGTATACCAAGGCACACTAGGAGAGAGACCTGCAACACCTCAATACACCTTAACGAAAAGCTTATTATCTGGAGAATCAATTATTATATTTGAAATTGCTGAACTTGTAAAAGATTATATAGACATATCCTTTACTGGAGATTATAATAATATTGTACAAACAGCATGGGTGGAATCAGAGATAACAAGGAGCTTTGATAATGGAACTACTGATTCTGAGCCATTAAATAAAAAAATGATTGCCTTTAAAGGATATGGAGAATTTCAAGATGGTCTAAATCCTCAGTTGTCAAATGGGTTTTTATTATCGAATGACACTATATTCTTAAAAGAAGGCGAAGCTCCATTTATTCCTTTTTACTCATCGTCTAATACAGATAGTATTCATAAAGTAAAATATTTTAACCAAGCTGTAGAATTAAATACAGATGTCATAAACACGAATGTATCGGATGTAAGGGTAGACTCTCATGAATTTAGAGCTTCAACAACTAATATAAGAGCAGACATAACACAAAGAAGATCGTTCCAATCTAGTAAATTTAGTAAACATTCTCAGCTTCCTCAAAACACAACTAAAGTACAGATTACTCTCGTAGATGGATCAGTTAGAGAAAAAACAATAAGACTTATAGAGGAATGTAAACATAGACCCTATAAAATATCCTTTTTAAATAAGTTTGGTGCAATTCAAGACTTATGGTTTTTCAAACGTAGAGACGATACATTTGAATCAGAAAGAGAGACATATAAAAGATCAATAGTTAACATTGGCACTACAGATGTAAGTTTTTCTACACAAGGTCATTCTAGACAGACTATAGATGTTACCGCTACTCAAAAGATAAGATTAAACACTGGATTTGTTACAGAGGATCATAACGAAGTAATTAAGCAGTTAATGGTAACAGAGCATTGTTGGCTACATGATACAGTTGATTTTTCAGATGACACAGACTCTGTTGAATCTCTTGTACCTCTTGTTCCAGTTACCAACTCATTCAATGAAAAAAAAGAAGTAAACGAAAAGCTTATAAACTTTACAGTAGAGTTTGAATTGGCAAACAATTATATACAGGATATAAGATGATAAAAATTCAGTTATATGTTGAGCAAACTTCTGGTAGTAAGGATTTCGTTAAATTAGATTTATTTGACGATGAATCTATAACGCTTGTCTCTTCAATTCAAGATGCCAAAGATATTGCTAAAATATTCTCTGACTTCTCTAGAACATTCAAAATGCCTGCTAATAGTGTAAATAACAAATATTTTAAACACTTCTACAATCCAGATATTGATGGATATGATGCCAACCTAAAAAGAGAAGCTAAAATATATTTAAATTACCAGCCATACAGAGAAGGATTTTTATATCTAGATTCTATAGACATGAAAAATAACAAGGTATCTTCATATACAGTTATATTTTATGGTGGCTTAATAATTCTAAAAGATAAGATTAGAGATCACAAACTTTCATCTTTAGACATTTCAGCATATAATCACGATTACACTGCTAATCAAGTTAAGAATGGATTAGTCAACTCTTCTGCAATATTATCTGCAAATGTAATATATCCACTTATCACCACTACAAAAAGATTGTACTACGATTCAGGATCAGGTGCAACTAATTATGATGGAAATTTATACTATGACTCTTCAGACTCAACAAGAGGTTTAGCATACACTGACTTAAAACCAGCCATAAAGGTACAGAGAATATTGGATGCTATAGAAACAAGATTTAATATATCTTTTACTGGATTCTTTGACACTACTCCAATGACCAATTTGTATATGTGGCTTTCAAGAGAAAAAAATGACATCATAGAATATGAAGGAATAGAAGAAGAAACAGAAAAAGTAATAAGACTAGACGATTCCTTTTTTACAGCAGATTCCTTTACCGATACTCAGCTACAAATATCACCTAGTGGTAAATGGAATTTTTCTGCTTTTGGTTTACAGAATCATGATTACAAATCGGTTTTAACTCTCACTAATATTACTCTTACAAACGGAAATAGTGCTGCTTCTGTGATTATTACACTAAGAATAGTAGACACTAATACAGGTCAAGTTTTTGCTTCTAAACAAGTTTCTGGTGCTACAAGTCAAACGCTTGATACTGGATTTATATATGCATATAACTACTCAAGAAGATATAATATGGTTTGGGAAGTTATATCTGACACTGCAATTAAATTTAACGCTACAGTAAAAGTAGCTAGACATGCAAGGCTAGGAGCAGAAGAGCAATCTGCTACATACACTATAAGTGGAGGTAGCTTAATTCAAACAGCAGAAACCTTTGATATAGGAAAACATTTTCCAGATATGAAAGTAATAGATTTTCTATCTGGTCTTTTTAGGATGTTTAATCTTACTGCATTTGTTCAGCAACCAGTTGCTTCAACTCCTGTAATAGAAGTGAGAACTCTAGACGACTTTTATGCTGATGCAGTAAATAATATGAGTAAGGGAACTATTGATATTACAGATTTTGTAGATGTAGATTCTCATACAATATCACCTGCAAGACCATTTACTAAAGTTTCTTTTGAATATCAAGAAACAGATACAGTTTTAATGGCACAGCATCTAGCTAAATTTGATAAGGTGTTTGGCAATAGTTTTTACGAAGAACTGGACTATTCGGATATTGGTCAAAATTATGAGATTAAATTACCATTTTCTCATTTAAAATATGAGAGACTATATGATAAAGCTGACAATTCAGTAACCGACATACAATGGGGGTATGCGGCAGGAGGTAGTTTCAAGCATGAAGCTCTCACACCTCCAAAGGGAAATTATGCTTCTGTAAACATAAAACCACTTTTATTTTATGGTATACATCAAACTATAACAGGTGGTGAAAATATAAGCTGGATTTCTGGTCATGATCAAATAACATCATATTGGCGACCCAGTAATAGTAATGAAGAAGGAAGTGTGTCCACTGCTCCTGCCCATAATCTAAATTTTGATAGTGAGTTTGACGAATGGAACAGGATTGATTATGCAGACTTTGCTACTGATGGAACAGTTAGTGATAATTCTTTGTTTCTGACATACTATAGAAACTATATATTGAGTCTTTTTAGCGACAAAAAAAGATTATATAAATTTAAATGTTTTTTACCAGCTAAAACACTCACTCAATATAAGCTAAACGATCAGTTTAAAATAGGTGATAAGCTATATAGAATAAACTCTATCAAGACTAACCTTAATACTGGAGCATCAGAACTTGAATTGTTGAATCTAATACCTGATATAGACACAATAATATGATAAAGAATATAATAAATTTACTTAACTGCGGTCAATGGTATGGTATATCAGAAAATATTGATATTGCAAAAGGTAAATATAAAGCTGTAGGTAATTGGAGTGAACTTAAAGAACAATTAAAAAGACAATATCATGGCAAGTAAGAAGATAATGGTTGATATTATGGTGGTGGATAAAAATGCCACCAGAACTATAAACAAAACCGCTAAAGCTGTAGATGGGTTATCTAAATCTCAAGATATATTAAACACAAGAACCAAGACAGGTAAAGCAACGTCTGGTGTAAATAATGCGATACTTTTAGAAACCTCTAGATTAGCTTCTGATGCATCTTTTGGTTTGCAAGGTATGGCTAACAACATAGGACAAATTGCATCTTTGTTTCAGATTTCAGCAAAAAACTCTGGTGGTTTTATAAATGCTATTAAAGACGTAGGTCGTTCTATAATGGGGGTAGGTGGTGTAATGATTGCTTTACAGTTGTTTATTTCTTTTTTACCTAAACTTGTAAAAAGACTTAAAGAATCTAAAGCAGCAGCAGACCCAGTATCTGATGCTTTCTCCAACATGAAAGACAAAGTAGATGATACATCTAGTAGGTTTGAAACTTATATAGCTGTTTTAGAATCATCAACTACAAGCGATAAACAAAAGGAGATTGCAATTAAAAGGCTCAACAAAGAATTTCCTGACTACATAAAAAGTTTAGATGATTCATCATTATCTCTTGAAGATGTTAAAAACATGACCGAAGATGCCGCTAAAGCAAGTGATGACTATAGAGATTCTATTATAAAATTAGCAATGTCTCAAGCTGCTCAGGGTAAAATCACAGAATTAGCAGGAGAGATATTAGAAAAACAAGTACCAAGACAACGAGAACTATTAGATTTAGGACTTACAGAAGAGCAGTTGTTGAAACAGAAAGCAATCTCTGTTGGAGAATTTACCACAGTAGAAGAACTTGCGAGAGACACAACAATACAAAGACTTAAGGGCGAAACAGAAGAACATAACAAATTTATAAAAAATAAGAAAGAACAAATAAGAGCTTTGCAAGAATTTATTATTCTTCAAGACCCAGATAGCCCAAACAATAAAGATAGACGAAAAAAGCTTAAAGAGTTTGAACAAGAAACCACTAGAACAACTCATGAGGAATTAATTAAAAGACAGACAATGCTTAAAGAAGCATTTGAAAACTTCTTTGGCATACAAGTTATATCTAACGAAAAAATGTTAGAAAATAACATTGATACAGCAGATAAATTATTTAAAGTATTTTCCCATAGATTTAAACAAAATCAGAAGAATCTTAGAGAGCAGTTAAAACAAATTATATCCACATTTAAAGAAAATTCTAAAGAACAAGCTGATTCTGTAAGTAAGATGTTCTCTACTCTTAGCAAAACAACAGGTCAGCTTGGCAGCCTACAAAAATCATTTCATGATGCTGAACTTGCTAGAATAAGAGAGAGGAAGAATGTCATATTAAATAATGATAAACTTACTGCATCAGAAAAAGAAGCTCAGGTTAAGAAATTAGAAAAGCTTGAAAAGGCAGCAGAAATAAGAAAGATCAAGGCAGAGAGAGACTTTTTCACAGCTCAACAAGCTTTATTAATTGCCCAAGAAGTCATGAGAGTGAAGTTTCATGTTTTAGAGCGGGTTAGAATGGCAAAACTAACTGCTGTTTCTGGTCAACACACATTAAACGAAGTTGCAATAAAAAGTTCTGCACAAGTAGCAAAGGCTTCTATGTCATTAGGAACTTATGTCGCACAACTTGGTCCGTTAGGTATTGCGGCATTTGCTGCTAGTATAGGAGGTATACTAGCTAGTATTATTTCTGCAAGAAAAAAAGCTCAAGCTCAAATATCAGCTCTAACTGGAGCTTCTAGCTCTTCATCTAGTGGAGGAACAGGTGGAACAATAAATGCACCAGATTTCAACATAGTAGGAGCTTCAGAGACTTCACAACTAGGTAGAGTATTAGCACAAAATCAAGAGGCAATAAAAGTAAATTTAGTATATGATGATTTAGTAAATTTTGGCAATAAAGCAGATAGAACAACAAATGTAGCAGCAATATGAAAATAATAGAATTACTTATAGACGAAGAAGCAATGCTTTCAGGCATTGAAGCTATTTCGATAGTGGACAAACCAGCTATAGAGGAAAACTTTATAGCTCTTAACAAACAACCTAAGCTCAAACTTGCAGAAGTAGATAAAGAGAAGCGTATTCTTATGGGTGCTGCTTTAGTTCCTGACAGAAACATCTACCGAAAAGAAGGAGAGGATGAGTTTTATATTTATTTCTCTAGTGACACTGTAAGAAAAGCTAGTGAGTTATTTTTAATGAGAGGTAATCAAAACAAATCTACCTTAGAACATCAAGCTGATCTACATGGTTTATCAGTTGTAGAGAGTTGGATTGTAGAGGATGAGACTCATGACAAAACTAGAAAGTATGATCTAGATATGCCAGTAGGAACATGGATGGTCTCTATGAAGGTTAACAATGAAGAGGTATGGGAAAAGTATGTTAAAACTGGACTTGTAAAAGGATTCTCTATAGAAGGTTATTTCACTGATAAAATAAATATGTCTGAGATTAGAAATGATATTCAAGAGACTTATGCCAAAGAAATATTATTAGAGATACAGGATTTTATAGTATCAAAGAAATATAAATTAGCAACTTATAACGATTATCCAAAAGCAGTTGTAAATAATGCAAAAAGAGTATTAGAATTTGTAGATCAAAATGGTTGGGGTTCTTGCGGAACACCTGTAGGAAAACGCAGAGCATCGATGTTGGCAACAAAATCTAATCTATCGGTATCAACGATAAAAAGGATGAGAAGCTTTCTTCTTAGACATGCAAAAGACTTAGAGGTGTCTACATCATATACAGATGGTTGTGGAAAACTTATGTATGATGCATGGGGTGGAAAAGCAGGGCTTAGATGGGCAGAATCAAAACTAAAAGAGCTAGGGGAGATAGATTTAATTACACAAGTAATAGATGAAAAAATAGCCATCATTGATGATAGAGCAGCTTATTCTACCAAAGAAATGGCTATTGAAAAAGCCAAGGATATGGGATGCGATGGATTTCATGTTCATGTATTAGACGATAAAGAGTGGTTTATGCCATGTGAGAAGCACAAACTTGCTAAAGTTGGCAAAAGAGGTGGGATTGTAAAAAGTCCAAAAGCACCAAAATCTGGCACACCTAATCCTAATCCCAAAGGTAAAGGTACAGCTAGAGGAACAGCAAAAGGTAAAACTGGTGCTAAAGTATCTGCAAGAGACAGAGCAACATTAAAAAATAAATCTGATGAATTTAATAAGAAATATAAAAGTAAATTGGGGTATGGTGTCACTACTGGTGTCCTTGCTTCTGTTTATCAGCGTGGGCTTGGAGCTTACAATACATCTCGTAGCCCAAAAGTTCGTTCAGCTAGTCAGTGGGCTTTTGCAAGGGTTAATGCCTTTCTCTACTTAGTAAAGAATGGTAGACCACAAAACGCAAAATATACTACCGACAACGATCTACTTCCGAAGAAACATCCTAAATCTAGAAGAGCATGAATTACTTTAGAAGAAGAATAAACAAATTTAGAAACAAATTTACCCATAGCAGGACATCTCCAGACAATGATAGAAGGGGATGTCTTTGCCCAGATGGAAGGTCTTACCATAGAGATTGTTGCGATGGAAGCCTTCAAGCTCAGGGTATTGGAAAAGTATAAAAGGCAACAAAAATTTAATAGTAGGTTTATTAGTTATAAAATTTTAAGCATGGAAAATAATTCAACAACAATTCTAAATGAGATACTTGAAAAACTAAGTGTTCTCACTAAAGAAGATGAAATGGCACAAGGTATTGAAAACGAAGATGTCGTTTCTGAAAAAGTAGAAGCATCTTCACAAGAGCTTTCTACTGATCTTAAAGACGAAGATGAAGCTCCTGCTCCTACTCCAGAACCAGTTGAAGCTGAAGAAGCTCCTGACGTAAAGACTTATGTTACAATGGATGCTTTTAATGAAGTTACAACAGGTTTAAAAGCAGAGATAGAAGCAATCAAGCAAAAAATGATGGCTGAAGTAGATAAATACAAAAGCCAGAAAGAAGAATTATCTAAAGAAGTAGAAAAGCTTTCAGCAGAACCAGCAGCAGAGCCTATTAAGCACAGCCCTGAGTCTGAATCTAAAAAGCTAGACCTAAACCTAGGTAATAACAGACCGCAAACTACTCTTGATAGGGTTATGCAAAGAATTTCTAAATAATAAATTATAAAAAATGGCAACAACAACATCAATCACATCAACTTACGCTGGAGAGTTTGCTGGTAAATACATATCGGCTGCACTTTTAAGCGGAGACACTTTGGCTAATGATCTAATCACCATTAAGCCTAATGTAAAATTCAAAGAAGTGTTAAAGAAAGTAGCAACTGATGACATCGTAAAAGATGCAACTTGTGACTACACAGACACTAGCACAATCACTTTGACTGAAAGAATCTTACAGCCAGAAGAATTTCAAGTAAATTTAACTGTATGTAAAAAAGACTTTATCTCAGATTGGGAAGCAGTATCTATGGGCTTTTCAGCATATTCAAATTTGCCTGAAAACTTCACTGATTTTCTTTTAGCTCATGTAGCTGATAAAGTAGCACAAAGAATGGAAACAAACATTTGGAATGGTGCTAACGGAACAACTGGACAGTTTGATGGATTTAAGCAAACTTTAGCATCAGATTCAGATGTAGTAGACGTTACTGCTACCGATGTAACTGCTGCAAATGCTATTGCTCAGATCGGAGCTGTAGCAGATGCAATTCCTTCTACAGTATATGGAAAAGAAGATTTATTCATCTATGTAGCTTCTAACGTATACAGAGCTTATGTAAGAGCCTTAGGAGGATTTTCTAGTAACATTGGAGCTGCTGGTACTGACAACAAAGGTACTCAATGGTTCAACGGAGGCAACCTTACTTTCGACGGAATCAATGTAGTTTTAGCGAAAGGTTTACCAACTAATATTATGGTAGCAGCTCAAAAGAGCAACCTATTCTTTGGAACTGGACTATTATCTGATCATAACGAAGTTAAAGTCATCGATATGGCAGATGTAGATGGATCACAAAACGTAAGAGTAGTAATGCGTTTTACTGCTGGTATCCAGCATGGTATTGGAAGCGAAATTGTACTTTATACATAAGATAGCTTTCTAAATTATATAAGGGGTAGGTAAACATCTGTCTGCCTACCCTTTTTTGTTAAACTTAAAATATTTAAAATTATGTCATGTACTTTAACAGGGGGTAGACAAAAGCCATGTAAAGATGCTGTAGGAGGTATAAAAAAAATATATTTTGTAGATTTTGGAGGACTAAATGATATTACTACAAGTAATGATGAAGTGACTGATCTCAATGGTACATTCAATTACCATAGATACGATGTCAAAGGAAATTCATCACTAGAAACAAATATCAATACGTCTTTAGAGAATGGCACAACATTCTTTGAGCAGAATCTATCAGTCTCTTTACATAAACTCACCAAAGAAGATAATAAAGAGCTAAAGCTTATTGCTTTCGGTAGACCACATATAGTTGTACAAACTTTTGACGATAAATTCCTATTAGTTGGGATGCAGCATGGTGCTGAAGTCACAGGCGGAACTATGGTAACTGGAACAGCGATGGGAGATATGCAAGGCTATACACTTGAGTTCACAGCAAATGAAACAACAATGCCTAACTTTATAAATGGAGGTCAAGACAACAATCCATTTGCAGGTCTAGGTTCGGCTAATGAAGCTCAGTCTACTTTAAGAACTCCATAATAGGGAGATAGTTCGATCAAATCAGGGGAGGTATACTCCCCTTTTTTGTTTAAAAACAATTTCTTACTTTTAGGTTTATTATATATGGAGATATTATCTACTTCTACAGATAGCCAATCTATTAAGATTATACCAAGGGCTGATGCAACAAGTCCTACCTTTACTCTATTTGATAAATCTCAAAGAAAAAACTCTACAGTTAGTGTGTCAAAGAGTGATTCTGGTGATTACATGGTTTTGTCTGGAAGTTTTGCTTTGAAAGAAGGTAATACTTACGGATTTACTGTAAAAGATAGTTCAACAACTATATATAAGGGTTTAATATTTTGCACTGATCAGACAAACCTTGATAGGTATACTGTAAATGATCAAGAATATACTCACGAAGAAAGTTTTGACAACGAATACGTTATTATATAATGGCAAATAAAAGTATAAATAGAGCAAGAAAAACAACTACACAAAGAATACCGATTAACAAACAAGCGGTTCATATTCTTAATTTAAGTAGCTATACTAAGCCAGAGGTTTTTGAATCTAAAAAGAATGACTGGGTTGAATACGGAGATCAGAATGATTATTTTCAGTATTTAATAGATAGGTATAATGGATCGCCTACTAATAATGCAGCTATAAATGGAATAGCAGAAATGATTTATGGCAGAGGTTTAGACGCTGTAAACACTGACGAAAACTCTGAATCTTATCAGATGATGAAAGAGTTATTTAAAAAGGACTGCATGAAAAAAACTTGCTATGACTTTAAGATGATGGGTCAAGCTGCTTTGCAAGTAATATATTCTAAAGATGGAAGCAGGATTGTCCAAGTTGAACATATACCTGTAGAAACTCTTAGAGCTGAAAAAGCATCAGATGGAGGTCAAGTTGAAGCGTATTACTACTCTCCTGACTGGCAAGAGGTATCTTTAAAAAACAAGCCTAAGAGAATACCAGCTTTTGGCACAAACAATTCAGGTATTGAGATATTATATATAAGACCCTACAGAGCTGGGTATTATTACTATTCACCTGTAGATTATCAGGGAGGGTTACAATATTGCCAAATAGAAGAAGAAGTAGCAAACTTTCACATCAATAATATACAGAATGGTCTTTCTCCTTCGATGCTTATTAACTTCAATAATGGACAGCCTGACAAGGAGCAGAGAGATGAAATCGAAAGAGCTATCTACAATAAATTCAGTGGCAGTTCAAACGCAGGTAAATTTATATTAGCATTTAATGACAGCAAAGATTTAGCAGCAACTATTGAACCTGTAGAATTATCTGATGCTCATCAGCAGTATCAATTCTTATCAGATGAATCTATGAAAAAAGTCATGGTATCCCATAGAATTATATCTCCCATGCTTGTTGGTATAAAAGATCAAACAGGTCTTGGAAATAACGCAGAGGAGTTACAGACAGCATCTATACTAATGGACAATACTGTTATAAGACCTATGCAGGTTACTATTATTGATGAATTACAAAGAATATTAGAGTATAATGATATTGACTTAGATTTGTATTTTAGAACACTTCAGCCACTTGAATTTACTGATCTTACAAATGCAATTACAGATGCTGAGGTAGAAAAAGAGACTGGTATTAAGCCAGAAGATATGGATGAAGCTGTACAACGTAATAATATAGAAGAATAATGCCAACTGCAATATTTATAAAGAGAGAAGATTTAGTAAAAAATACAGCTCTAAGCGGTTCTGTAGATACAGATAAGTTTATTCATTTTGTAAAGTTAGCTCAAGAGATTCATGTAAGAAATTATGTGGGAACTGACTTATATGATAAAATTAGTTCAGATATTCTTTCATCAAGTTTAACAGGTAATTACTTGACTTTGGTGAACGATTATATACAGCCTATGCTTATACACTTTGCTATGGCTGAATATTTAGGATTTGCTGCATATACTATCAGCAATGGAGGTGTATTTAAACATTCAAGTGAAAATAGCGAGATAGCTGACAAAACAGAAGTAGATTCTTTAGTGGCTAAGGAGAAGGACTATGCAGAGTATTATACAAATAGATTTGTAGAATACATGAGTTTTCATGCTCCAAATGATTTTCCTGAATATTATACAAATCAAAACGAGGATGTATATCCTGACAAAGAAGTTTTATTTAATGGATGGGTTTTTTAATTATGTACCAAAAGAAGAAAAAAAAGAAGAAGGACAGAAGGAAAAAAAGAGGTATAAGCATAAAAAGAAGAATGAAGTAAAACTAAAAGGCTTTCTTAAAAGAAAGTAGTTATTTCATTTATTGTTTTTATAATAAATTATAAATTATGGCACAACAAACTATAAGTGTAGGTAGTGTAGCTAATGATGGCACTGGTGATTTTATTAGAGATGCTTTTGTAAAAGTAAATTCAAACTTTACAGAAATATATGCTGACAATTTTGTTACTAATGCTAGAATGGCTGATGCTTCAGTAAAAGCTGTAGAACTAGCTACAACAAACACAGCAACATCAAGCGAAGATAACTTTGTGTTGTCTTACGATCATGCATCTGGGGGATTCACTTGGATTCCACAAACTACTCCAGATGGAGGATTAGTAGTAGCTAATGAATCTAATAATAGAGTAATTACTTCATCTAGTGCGGGTAATGGTAATGCGGAAGCAAATCTAACATTTGATGGTACATCTTTAATTGCTGGAGGTGATGGAAGTACAGGCGGTGTTACTGTAACCGATGGTCAGATTGATATTAGAACAGGCACAGGTAATGTTGCCAAAATGAAGTTTTATTGTGAATCAAGTAATGCTCATGCACAAACCTTACAGGCACAGCCACATTCAGCAGCAAGTAGTGCAGTTCTGACTTTGCCTTCTGCTACAGGCACACTAATTGGTACAGGCGATAGTGACACTGTTACTCATTCGATGTTAGAGAATAGATATACCGCTAAAATAGATCATAGTGGTACAGGAAACTTATCTATTGAGTGTGATGATGCAAGTGTTTTCTTGATAACAGGCAATGTCGCTACAGCTATTTATACATTTAATGACATGAAACAAAATCAAGTGGTTGATTTAATTCTCTCTGGCACATTGTCAAGTGCGGCAATAACTTTTGCAGGTGGTACAGGATTAGGAACTACAACATTTAATAAAATAGGAAGCACAGACTTTGATACAAGCAAGACTAATCACATTACTCTAGTGTGCGTAAAAGAAAGTAATGGTGCTTCTATCGTAAACTATACAGTAAATTCTTTTGCTGCAGATACAACACCATAATTATGAAAGCACAAGTTACCAATACAGGAATTTATCCATATAAAATATTACCAAGCTCTTGGAATGGAAAATCTGGACATATTGTAAATTTTAGAAATGCATCTGCCGAAGTTCTAGAAGCAGAGGGTTTTTATGATATTGTAAGACCAAGTTTTAATCCACTTACTCAAACCAAAGGAGGTTTGTACTTTGATGAAAAGAAAAAAATAGTAACTTATGACGTTACTGATATTGACTTCAATAAAGAAGTTGATATTATAGGAGAAGATGGTGAGCCAACAGGCGAAAAAGAAAAGAGGTATAAGTTAGCCGATATAAAAGCAAGTAAGATTGCAGAGATTAAGTCAAAAGCAGGTAAATTATTACAACCAACAGATTGGCAAGTTATAAGAAAATCAGAGAGAGATATTGATATTAGTTCAGATGTAGCAACAGAAAGAGCAGGTATTTTAGCAGAAGCCGACAGATTAGAAGCTGAAGTAAATGCCAAGAAGTCTTATAAGACTGCATTGCTTTATACTGTACAGTTTTTTCCTCCTGCTGAAAAACCAGAGTAAACATGAGTTTAGGTAGAAGAATAATTAATACAGGTGCTGGTGATGCAGTTTGTAACACTGAATCAGTACAAGCATTTGGTGCTGATAGCACATACAGTAGCAATATAGCTTTATATGAACTTAACGGAAACCCAAATGATACAAGCGGAACTTATACAGGAACAGCAAACAGCATTTCCTATGTAACAGGGGAATTTAATCAGGGGATAGCATTTAGTGGTGCTAATAGCAATGTAGAAACAAATTTAGCAAATTCTAATTTTACATCTAATTACTCTATATCATTTTGGGTAAACTTAACTAATGCTAATGCGTTTCAAAATTTTACTGGTAATTATAAATTTTCTGGCGGTTATGGAGGTTTTACCTTTATGAGTAGAAATGTTGGAGGTGGAGTTTATAGATTTGGTTTTATATGGTGGACTGGGTCAGGAAGTAATTATAATTTTGTAGATAATTTAGATGTTGTTGCAACTTCAGGAACTTGGTTTCATTTAACTGTAACTAAAGCCTCAAGTACGCTTCCTAAATTGTATGTTAATGGTAGTGCAAATTCATTAAGTTATAATAATTCTGATACAGAACACGGAACAACTGGCGAAAATTTTAAGATAGGTAATACACTTAATAACAATTATAGTGCAGGAAAAATAGACCAAGTAAGAATCTTTAACAAAGCTATAAGCGCAGAAGATGTAGCAACGCTTTATGCTGAAACAACATCAACCGCATCCAATACCAATCCATTTAGCGAAGGTGCAGGTTT